GTCGTAATGATCAGTGTTGTCCCGCTGAATCTTATTCTTCACACCCTCGTCGCCGAGCCAGCCGTGCCCAACGAAGTCAGTGTCGAACACCTCGACAGCGTCGGTGGGTAGCGGTGTGCCGAGAGGGGCACTGAAAAACGATTCGTTATCCTCCGCGATGGAGGCGGCCAGAACGTTCTTAGAATCGGCCATGATGTGTTCGCCCCTTTCAGGCAGTGTGGATGGGCTGCAAAGGGTTTACTTGGTGGAGAGTGTGAGGTCTCCGTGGAACTGCCACCTCGACATGTCAGTGACATCGGGATCCGGGAAGTCCACGGGCCCCTGCTCATTCGCCCATCCGAAGCTGAACGCGTCGGCGAATGACTTGCCGCGGGAGTTCCGCAACGCTGCGGACGCTTCCGCGCACATCTCCTCAAGGTTGAACTGGAACTTGTTGGCCCAGCATTCAATGAGAAGTCGGTGGATGGACTGCGCCGGGTTGGGGCGCGAACCCCCCATGTGGGAGACCAGAATGATCTGCGGGGGCCGGGTTTTCGGCATCTCATCGGACACCGTGAACCCGAACTTGGCGTCCAAGATAGCGATCGCTACCTTCACGCCTGGTTTGGCGGGAAGCCAGAAATCAGCCATTGAGGGAACGCAGCAGAATATTGCGTTTCGCGTTGGCGCGCTTCGCATACGGGGTGACCGCCGCCACGGTGACACGCCACCGACCTTGAGGGCGTTTAGCGCCCTGCCGGGACGACACCTTGAAACCCTTCTGCCCGCCCTTCAGTTCACGATTAGCGCGCGCCGCAACCTCATTCCCCGCACCCTCCAGGAAAGCCACCACACCACCAGAAGAACGGAGCTTGTAGTAGCCGCCGATCTTGTGCTTAACCTTCATCGCCGACCACCTCCACACGCTTCCAATAACCCACTGAATACAGTTCCAGCAGTTCGTCACCCTTATCCCCGGTCCACAGGCACAGGTTGTTGTGCTCATCGTTGGAGTACCGTGTGGCATCCTCGTGCCCGACAGCCTCATCGTCGGTGTAGACAACAATCACCCTTCAACCCTCCGTAGATTGATCACGTATCCGGGTTGGAATCCGAACGGGCCGTGGTTGTAGTCCTCCGGGTAACCGATCACCTCGAACTGCCCAGAACCCGGAATATCAATGAGATCCTGTGGGCCCGGGTGGAACGCTGGTGGGGCATAGAGTTCCATCTCCACCACAACCCGGTCATGCCCAGCAACCTTCGGTTCACTGTTGACGGGGTTGGCCCACCCATAAACCGGATTCGACACCCCTGGAGCGTCTCTCGCCGGTGTATAAACGGGGATTTCACGGTTGTATCCGTCCGTTGTCGTGGACGAGTACACGTGATGCCCCACCGCGTACGGCGTCGGGAACGTCACTCGTAGATCGCTACCCCGGCGATGGATGCCCCACAGGAGCATTCACCACCGAAATAGATGGAACAGATCGGCGAGTGAAGGCTCCCGCATCCGACAGTGTCGATAGAGAACGCCTTGGACTCTGTACCGTTCTTGCAGATGTCCTGCAGTTGAGTGATCTCGCTGGGCCACAAGTTGAACCCCATGCGCTGCCGGGTGTCCAGCGTGACACCGAACACTCCAGCAGTTTGCGTTTGCAGGGCCCCAGCCCCAGCCTCTGACCATCGGATCACCGCGCCGATGAGGATCAGCTTCGCCTCGGACAGCATGTCCTCACTCGGCGCGGGATCGGTAGCGGCCAGGCATGGGGCGACCCGTGACGCGCGAGCATTAGCACCTTCAACCCACACTGTGGCCATCGCATTAGATGCGACGGCTACAGGAAGGTCGTCGGATGTGATGATCTCGGTCACGGGTCGCCCTTCGGTTAGGAGCCGTCGTTGTCGACGTCCTTGACCACGGCGAACGCGTCCGTGGACATGATGCCGATGCCGTACACGACCTCAGAACGGATCGCGATCTGGTTCTGACGCTTCAGATCACCGAGGCCGTCGGGATCACCGAACTCGATCAGCTCCAGCGGGATGTTCACCTGAACGCCCCACCGGAATGCGCTGAAGTCGCCGGTGATGGCCTTGATGTGCGGGTTGGTGCTGCGGTAGGCGCCGGTCGAGGCGGTGACCGCCTCCGGCCCGCCGCGGACCGTGTCCGACACTGCGCCCTTCAGCCCGAAGAACGAGCTGACATCGGTACCGAAGCCCAACTCCGGGTACAGCTTCTGCCCGGTAGTGGGGTGCCGCTGAGTCGCCAGCGAGAACGAGAACCCGTTGTCGAGTGCGATCCCATCAGGGGAGATGCCGTCGTCGAGCACCAGACCCACAGCTTCCTCGATGACCTGATCGGGGGTGTCCGCCGTCGACGCGGTCAGTTCCACAACGTTGGCGCTGTCGAGGATCTTGGCCGGCGAACCCGAGATGAGAGCACCGGTCAGGGGGTTGATGCCGTGGATGGCAATCAGATCGAGTGCACGCCCCAGAGCGACACCCGACAGGTCGGCCATCGTCTTCAGGACTCCGAGCTGACGAGAATCGTCAGCCCACTTGACTTCCTGGTTGAACCGCTGAGTGACCTGCACCTTGCGGGGGATCGCGGTCACGGGCGCGAAGGTCGCAGTGTATTCGCTCTTCTGCGCACCTTCACCGACGACCTCACCGCGAGGCGGCGCGGTCAGGGTCATGTACTGCTGCTCTCCGAACTCCTGGGGTTCAGCAGCGGACAGGCGGGCCAGTACGGACTGGCCCTGCGCCTTCTGCCACACGCCCGACACCAAGTGCTTGGGCAGTGAGAAGGAGCCGGTTGCAAGAGTTGCCATCGGGCTATTCCTTTCGGGTTAGGAACTGTGACCGAAGAAGGTGCGCGCGAATTCGAGGTCATCCTCTTCGGTGGTGGTTCCGGTCGTTGTCGACGTGCCTTCTTTTGGCACGGTCGGGTTCTTCTTTTTGCGGTCCGCCTCGGCCTTCGCCTGCTCGGCTACGCGGTCTGAGAGCCTCTTCGCTTGTGCGGTGAGGGTCTCTTCGGTGGTTCCGGTGAGAAACAGGTCGGCGTCTTCCAGTGAGATACCGTGTGTGACTGCAATACGCAGACGCAGGGCTTCCGCCTTCGCGGAATCTCGCTCGGTTTCAGCAGTTGTGACGCGGGTGTTGGCTTTTTCGAGTTCAGTAAGGTTGGCCTGCTCGATCTCGTCGAGTTTTGCAGCCTTCGCCTTTAGGTCGTTATAGTCCTTGAACTTTGACCGTTCTCGGTCCAAACGATCCTTCAGCGCTGCATTCAACTCCTGTTGAGAGCTGATGGGCTTGAACTCGTCAGCGGCGGGCGTATCTCCGCTGGGGGTGCTGCTTCCGCCCTGGCCTTCTGGTGCGTCCTCTTCGGGCATGATCTACTTCTCCTCGGTTCCGTCCGTTGACCGCCGGACGTGGGCGTAAACCCGCCATGATGTGACGGGGAGTTTGTGGTGGATCAGACCTATTCGAGGTTGTCTTTGATCCACTGTCGGACGCGTGCGCGGTCCGCATCGGTCTGTGGCCGTTCGGATGGCTTGTAGGGCCGGACAGGAAGCGCCCGTCCCCCCCACGCTGGAACGGCCTCGCAGTAGCAGGTTTCGTGGCAGGCGAATGTTGACGACGCCTTAGCGAACACAGCGCCGCGAGAGGCCACCATGCGGCAGAATTTGCACGCGCCGGGTCGGGTGCGGCGCATGTATCCACGGGCCTGAGGATCCTCAGCCGCGGATGTCGAAGTAGTCAGGTTGGCCGCGTTGGCCAGCCGCTTCTGCAGCCCACCTTCGGCACGAAAGCGCGCCGCCGCGATGTTTGGCATAGGTAGGCGGAGTGGCTCGGTTGCCCATCCCACCAGCGCTTCTGTTCCAAGGTCCATCGTGGGTACGACAGCCCAGAAGTCTCCAGGCACCTCGTTCGCATCACGCAGTTCGTCATACAGGTCCGCGGCCAGCGCCGCAGACGCCTCCGCATAGGTATCTACGGCGGCGGGAAGGAGGCTCGCGAGCGCGACTGCAAGCGCGTCTGGCGGCAGGTTCCACAGGGTCACCAGTTCAGCCAAGGCAAGTGCCGTAACATCCTGCAGGCCGCTACTGAGCGTTAGCGTTGGCGCCGTCACCGGACACTCCCTTTCGGACCAATGCGGCCAAGGTTTGCCGTCCGGAAGCACGGCTCTTATCGGCCATCGCCCGGCGCACCAGCTGTGGCGTCAACCCCAGAAGTTCGAGACCGACCTCCGAGTCGGCGAGCCACGGCACCGCCGACAACTGCTTCATCCCCGCATCCGCCATCGCCGCCCGAGACAAGTACCGCGGATCGCGCCATTGAGTGTCGATCGACTTCCAATCATCTGGTATGTCGTCGATGGCAGTCTTGTTCAGCATCGCCAGCGCCCGCACATAGGATCTCCGGACCGCCGGGCTGAAATCATCAACCGCACCCTCAGCCTCAGCGATCAACTCGTACTGCGACGCGTCATACGACTCCGCAGACGTTGGATTCGACAATCCGGAAATCGCGACAGCGGTGTCAGGCAGGGAAGACTCTCGGGCGAACAACTTGGCTAGACCATTGATGTCCGACCAGTGCGAATCTGGGCTCGCCGCCGGGAACTGCTTCACCTCCGCACGAGCCAACGCCGGCAGTGCGGCATCCTTATCGTCCGGAAGTCCTTTGATGCGACCCATACGGGCCTGCCACACCGTCATCCGCGTACCGTCACCGTTAATCAGCGACGACTCATCCGCGCCCAGGAGCCAAAACTCCGGGTATGAGAACACATCCATGTGACCTTCGCGGCGTGCCAACTCGCGTGTAGCGGCGTCCTGCAACCCCATCATCGGCTGCGTAATGCGCGACCGCCCAAACGGGCGCTTCGGCGCCGGCTTATACGGCAACACCTCCGCGGGCACCCCGTACACGTGCTCGATCCGGTCGACCTGCCACTTCACGGTCGCCTTATCCCGCTGCGCCATGATCGTCTCATTGTCGAGATACAAAGCCAGGCTCAGGACTTGACCTTCTTTGTCCTTGTCAATCACCGACAGCAGGTTGTCTAAGTGGCGGCGGCGGCGATTCCACACACCGGTCGCCTCAGTCGCGTCCTTGACATGAATCAACGCGCCGGGCTCACCAGCACCACCCACTGTATTGATGAGGAACGCTGGGCCGTGTTGCATCGCCGCCACGATCGCGCCGTCAATCTCGGATGCCAGGTGGTTGTCATCCCACACATCATCGCCACCGATACTCGCCAAATCCCCGTCAGGCCACACGAAACCTTCGAGGTTGCAGCGCCGAGCAAGCGCGTCGACAGCCTTCCCCGTCCACCCCAGGACGAGTCCCATGTTGAAGTACTGCGGCGGGATCAACGTCCCCACGTAGCGGATCGTCCGCTTGTTCTCGTAGTACGAGGTGCGCAACAGGTTCGCCATGCGCCGGTTATCAATTTCCGCGAGCAGGCTATTGATGAGGGCGTTCTCATCGTTGGTCAAACCGGGAAGTCGGACCGTCTTCGACGACGGGAGGCTCTGCGTGTCCATCTAGCCGACAGCCGACCCAGAAGGGGCGCGGCCCCGACGCGACACCGCCCGGCTATTACCTGAAGTTCGACGCTCCGTCATTGCCGCATACAGCGCTGCCGACATCGCAATCGCCGGGCCGATATCGAATGACTCGGCACGGGGCTGCAGCATCCAACCGCCCAGGCTCCGGTCCTGCCGGCGCGCACCACGCACAGCATTGTCAAGATCAGGCTGACCACCATGGGACAAACGGCCCTGCTCAACCATGCTCAACCACAGAGCATTACCTGCACCGGATTCGTTCTGCGTGTATGCCGAAGCGTTGAAGAAGCTTTTCTTCAGCTTCTCCCCCAACGCTTTAGCCGCACCAGTCGAGTCGTATTTGATAGGGGTACGCTTCGTCGCGTGGCGGGTCAGAAAAGTCATCGCCTCCACCTCCGATTGTGTTCCCATAGCGATTTCGACGTGCGCGGACTCTCCCTCGCACCAACAAGCGTCAATCCAAAACCACCCAGACCGTGTGGCATTGATCCCGAACGCAGCGACATCAGGAAGGGTGTCCAGTTCAGCGGAGAGAGTGTTCCAGTGATCCCTAGGGACAACTGCGAGCGACTCAATGGTCTTGTCCCAGATCCCGAAGACCTCACGCATGACATCTTCGGGAGACATGTTCTCCACAAGCCGCTCAATCGCCGACTTCCCCACCCGGAAACCGTAAGAAGGGTTGGCCTCCGATAGGCGACCCCAAAACTCCGGTGCATCAATGTCGGACACGACACTCTCAGGCATCTCCGGGGAGAACTCGACGTAAATGCCCTTGAACGGCCTCTTCTTCATCGGCGCCAGGGCCTTATCTCGACGCCGCTTGAACGCCTCGTGCACACCCAGGGCGACATCCTGTGGCCGCGGCGGCGTACCCATGAAGAACGCCAATCCGATATCGGACACGTTCATCGCCGCGAGCATGTCCGTCAACGCCGCTTCCCGAAGGTTCTGGCACTCGTCGTACACCTCAATGTCGACCTCAGAGAAGCCGCGGCCAAACCCGGAAGACCGGGCGCCGAACAAGATCCGAGACCCGTTCGCGAAATGCACTCCACGACCATCATCGGTTTGCACCACTGGATGTTGGGCCCGCATTTTTGGGCGGATCGCTGGCTTCTCCACAATGCCGGCGATCTTCGTCAACGTCTCCGACGATGTGCGGTCGTGATGCGACGACCACACCACTAAAGTTCCCGGGCGCGACAAGCAGATCGCAATGAGGCCGACCATGATGCCCCAGGTCTTCCCCGCTTGGCGCGCGATACTCAACGTCACACCCATGACGTCGCACGCGAGCGATGGCAAGCCGTTCGGGGTGCGATCCGCGTCGTCACGCACACCGAGCGCTGCGTACCAAATGTCTTCCTGCCACTGATCGAACGCCACGCCCATACCGGGCAGCTCCGGTGCGATCAGTTCGTGGTAGCGCGTGAAAGCGATGTCATCCGGGATGACGCAGTGCCGTGCAATGTCGACAAGCGGAGCGGGATTAGCCCGATTTCCGGAAGCGGTCGGCATCGAACGCCACAACCTTGCCCGAAGAAGCCTCCGACGCTCCCGTGCCGCTCGACTTCGGGGCAAGTGCCCGCAGCCGCCCTATCTCCGCCTTGGCTCGCTCCAACTGCGCATTGAGCTGAGACCGCAACTGCGGCTTCGCCTCAAAAGCCTCCGATAGAAGCTTGTAACGAAGTACAGCCTCACCCAACTCATCATTGGCGATCATCGCGTCATTCAACGTCGCATACTCGGGCATTAAACAACCTCTCGGACCCGCCGGTTAACCGCCCAGCGTCGGCGTAATACGCCAGGAGTGGCGCAAGATCAGATGAAGCGTGGATTCACATACGTTGGACGAACCGCCGCAACCGGTGTCACACCATCAGACTTGACACGATTGCACTGCCGGCACACACCCTGGCAGTTATCCAAAGCGTCAGCCTCAACCTCAGACCAACCCAGGCGCTGCGCCTCGTCAGAAGACACAACATGATCAACTTCGAACGACCGAGGATGCGGCGGCCGGGCGTGATAATCGATCTGACCGCCCAACGCCTGACAATCAGCCGTGATCTGAAGCGCACACGGAGCATCCCCATCGCGGCTACGAACCTCGGCGCGACGCCGATTCCGGATCGTCGTAGAAGCGAAAGGCACTCGGTTTCCCCCTACCCCTCAGTCACACAC